ATGGACGGCAGCCCGATTAGAGTCGGCAAAGACCCTATGACGGCTGTTTATCCGCTGCTGTTGCCTTTTGTGGGGTATGGGGTATGACAAACGAAATCACTATCTCTAAAGCCGAGTTCAAGCTCGACCTAGAGGCGGCCGGGATAAAGGTTCTGGATTATGTTCCAGAGCGCATTGTTCCACCGATCGTGATTATAAACTCAGCTTCCCCATACCTAACACCTAGTTCTCTCGGTAACGAATACATTTTGGCATTAGAGCTAGTATGCATTGCAGCTACAGCGACCAACAAACAGGCGACCGAAAAGCTAGATGAAACAATCGCACAGGTCCTAAACGCTATGCCTCGATACTCTCGAGTGCTTAGAGTGAATGAGCCTTACAACATGCAAACTAATAATGCCGAGTATCTTTCGGCGAACATCTCAGTTGAACTAGAAATAACTATTTAGAAAGGGTTGCTCATGGCAGCATCAACGCGTATCAAAGCGCAAAACATTATTTTCAAGGTGGGCACAGTTGCCTACCAGTGTGACGCAACAATGGTCGAGCTAAGTCCTCAGGATGCTCCAGGGGATGTTCAGACGTTCTGCGAGCAAACAGTTGGGCAGGAGTGGCAGCTATCTCTTGAAGGAATTACCTCAGGCGATCCGGATTCTCTTTATAGAGTGCTTTGGGCTAACTTTGGCGAGACAGCTGCTTTTGAGATTGCTCCTAATGGGAACGCTGTAGCATCAAGTCCTCAGCCTCACTATAGAGGAACAGTAAAGTTTGACACTTTGCCTCCACTATCTTTGACAAGCAACGAGACATCGACCTTCACAGTCGCGCTTACAGTCGTAAACACTCCGCACGATCCTGCCAATGATGTTTGGTATGGCGTGAGCATTATCACTAACTAATTATGGCTTCCCCGGGCGATTCTGGAGTTAAGGTCAAGAACCTTAGGGAGATTACTAAAGCCCTAAAGTCTGTTGGAGTGCCGAATGATGCAATCAAAAAGGCAGGTAAGGATTCTGCCCAGTTGGTTGTAAATGAAGCTAAATCCTTAGTTCCAGTTCGCACCGGGGCGCTTAGAAATAGCATAAGAATCGGTGCAACGGCTCGCAGCAAGATAACCATAAGCGCGGGAAACAATCGCAAATCAGGTTCGGGAGTTCCTTACGCTAACCCTATTCATTGGGGATGGTTCAAGCGAAACATTAGACCTCAACCTTTCTTTAGCGAAGCTCTCGGATACACTAGGGATGAGATTTATAGAAACTATTTCTCGCAAATTGACAAGCTAATAAAAGCAGAATACGCAAAAGCCAAAATAACCTAAAGGACACAGAATGAACTTTGACAACCTGACACTAGGGGAAATTGAAGAAATAGAACTGCTAACAGGTTCTAGCCTAGATGATTTGTTCAAGGATGGTCATCCTAAAGGCCGAGCAATGAGAGCTATTTATTACATAAGCAGGAAAAAGAATGAACCAGATTACAAGTTTGAAGATTCTAAGGATGTCACTCAAAAAGAAGCTGTGAACTATGTTCAAGGTAACAACCCAAAAGACAAAAACTAATCGATCAACAGGCAACTAGGCTTGCAAGATTTACCCTAGCAACAGGGATAGCGCCTAGTGAATACAAGAAACTTTCGATTAGTGAATACTCAGCTATAGCAAGCGAACTTGAAAGAAGAAACAAATGAGTTTGGTCCTAAATGTCGAGATACTCGGTGAATATAAAAACCTGAGTAAGGCAACTGATGGGGCCGGACAGACTTTCGAGAAGCTTGGGACAAAGTTTGCGACAGTAGGAAAAAACATTGCAAAAGTTGTCGGAGGCGTTGGGCTTGGACTTGCAGCCGCAGCAGCCTCTCAAATAAGGCCAGCCATCACAGCCGCTAGTGATTTAGCAGAAGCCACCAACGCGGTTCAAGTTGCTTTTGGCAAAGCCTCAGACGGGATCATAGATCTAGGTAAAACCAGCGCTAAAGAATTGGGAATTAGCAAGACTGACCTCTACGGAATCTCGACCCAGCTTTCTGGAATTGCAAAGAAAATTGCCGGAGAGTCTGGAGATGTCGTTAAAATTGTCGATGATCTTTCCACAAGAGCAGCCGATTTTGCATCGGTGTTCAATCTCGATGTTAGAGAAGCTTTAGGTAAATTTCAGTCTGGACTTTCGGGACAATCCGAGCCGCTAAGAAACTTTGGAATTGACCTGAGCGATGCTGCAGTTAAGGCTTATGGGCTAGAGAGCGGCATATACGATGGCGAAGGAGCCATGACTGAGTCTGAAAAGACTATGGCGCGATATGGCCTTCTAATGCATGAAACGGACCAAGTATCCGGAGACTTTGCAAACACTTCTGGATCTCTTGCAAACCAGCAAAGAATTTTGGAGGCAAGCTTAGAGGATGTCCGAGCAGAAATTGGCGAAAAGTTTATGCCGATTTTATCCGACTTTATGAGTTTCATTCTTGAAAATGTTATCCCGGCCGTTGAGGACTTTTGGGCAAACCTTACAGATCCAAACGGAGAGGCGATGTTGCAGATTGGCGCGCTAGGGGATGCGTGGGCAGAATTTAGCAGTGTTTTTACAATTGAGTCCGGCAAAATTAAATCTAATGACATATTTAAATGGATGGGCGATTCGGTTATTAGCGTTATCAAGCTCATGACAAATATGGCTACTTTCTTCTCGGAGATTGGCCAGGGCATGGAGAAAATGGGCAGAGATGGTGGAAGTGCAGCTCTACGCCTAGAGGGAATACAGCAAGTGCTGGGCGCAGGTGGAAAGGCTCAAGCTGCATCAGACCGAATCAAGTTTGCAGATCAGATAATGCCAAAAAGTGGGGCAGATGCTGCTAGGCAAAATAACAATGTGAACATTAACATGAACATAAACCGGGCGCAGGTAAACGCTAACGACATAATTAGAGACATCAATTCCACTCTCAGAACTAATGGAAGTAATGTCCAACTACGATGACGACAATCGCCGATTTCGACATAGCTCAGGACCTAAAGGTTGAGTTCTTTTTACCTAATCTAGATGGCGACCCTTTTATTTTAGGAATAAGTAATTTAGGAAGTTCGGCGCTTTTATCTACAGCCGGGCAATTTATAATTGGTGAATCTTTGCTAGGCAGCGATGTCGTTATGGGAGCAGTTACTTTCTTCTGGCAGGACCTAACATGCACAGCTAGTGCAGCAGTTCTTGCAAATGGTGGAAGTGTTGCAGATCAGCTTTATTTCCAACCAGAACCTGCTTCAGCTCAACTTACTTTGCAAACTTATGATTTTGATCCCTCGGTCAACTCAGCTTTTCGCCCGGGAGTTCCTGTAAGGCTAAAAGTAAAAAAGGGCGATGTAGACAAGATTATTTGGCGCGGCAGCATAGACACTATTTCAGCAACTTATCAACAAGACGGCAAGAATCTTATGAAGGTCACAGCTTTTGACGACCTTAGAGAATTACTAAATACGCGCCTAGAGATTTTTGATTCAGATAACCCTGATGGCTATGTCTCGCCGTTAGAACAACTAGATCTTATTGCAGAGCAATTTGGGACAAGTATGCATGCATCAAGCAGAGATGCGCCCGGCAAAATACCTTCTCAGGTCCTAGCCGATTTTATACCTTCTCAACTTATCTTCGATGCAATTCAAGTTGGGCTAGGCATCCTCTGGATGGATGCAGAAACTCAGGAGCTAGTATTTATTCCTCGACCCGATCCAGATGTTTTACCAGACTTCCCGGTCGGTGCTGGATTCTTTACTCTAAATGTTTCGCTCCTAGGTGGCATCGATGTTCTCGGAGATGGCCAGATAGTTTACACAGTTGGAAATAATCATGGAACTAATTATCACCTTTGCATGTCAGACATTGTTACAGTGTCAAACAGTGATGCAGTATTCAATTCTCTTAGGGTAGAGCTGAAGAGTAATCCGGAAGCTTATGTGCTTAGAGAAAATCCAGACTCAATTTCCCTTTACGGCAGATTTGCTAAAGATGTCACGTTAAACACAACAGATGCCTTTGAGCTTGATCGCTGGAGCGATGCAGTATTCAATCAGTCCCCTACTAACTTGGTTCAAAGCGTTGAGACACCTGCTTTAGATCGCTTAGGCAATTTGACTGAAGCGGCGCTTCTATTGCCCGGGGAGTCTTTAGGGGTAAGCTTTTCACAGGACATACTAGAGATTTCGGATTACTACACAATTACAAAGGTGAGTCACTTCATAGATGTAAACAACTGGCTTACTACACTAGACCTTTGGAAAGAGGCATAAAATGGCATACAAAGTTTTTGCTAACGGATTCCCGCTTCAGGCTTCCGAGCTAAACAACAACCTAATGCAGCAGTCAATCGCTGTTTTTATCGATGCATCCTCTAGAGATGCGGCTATTGCAGTTCCGGTAGAAGGGCAGTTTGCTTACCTGACAGCTTCAGATGCCCTAGTTAAGTATGATGGATCAGCTTGGGTTGCCGGGGCTGCTGCTCCCACTCAAACTGTTATTGCAAAAACTTCTGCATACACTTTGCTAGTCACTGACAAAAACAACCTAATAACAGCGAGCGGCACTTTCACAATAGCAATACCGAGCGCAACTTTTGCCGCAGGTGACCGAGTGGACTTTATAAACATTGGCACAGGCGTAATTACATTCTCAGGCTCAGGAGTGACTGTAAATTCAGTAAATGCCGCGCTGACAATCGACACTCAGTGGGCAGCCGCCACATTCTTTTTCACTTCTGCAAGCGCAGGAGTCCTAATCGGGAAGCTTGCATAATGAGTCCGATTCCACTAGGGATTTTCGCTGCCAGTGGCGCTGGCATAGTCGCCACAGGCGGCACAATCACAACTGTGGGCGGGTTCAAGATTCACACCTTCAACAGCTCGGGCACTTTTACTGTCACTAGCGGTTCTGGAAATGTTGAGTATCTAGTTATTGCGGGCGGCGGCGGCGGTCAAGGA